AAAGCAGGAGCTTCTCGCAATGCCTAAAACTGCTGCTTGGACTAGAAAAGAAGGCAAGGATCCTAAAGGGGGATTAAACGCAAAAGGCGTTGCTAGTTACAGAAGAGAGAACCCAGGATCAAAATTACAAACCGCTGTTACAAAGAAACCGTCGGAATTAAAACCAGGTAGTAAAGACGCTAAACGCAGAAAATCATTTTGCGCAAGAATGTCTGGAATGCCGGGTCCTATGAAAAAACCAAATGGTGAACCAACTAGAAAAGCATTAGCGTTAAGAAAATGGAATTGTTAAAAAGAAAAGATGGTTCAAAATCCAGAAGAGGATTATGGGACAACATACGAGAAAATAAAGGCTCTGGCAAAAAACCTACAAAAAAGATGCTTACAGAGGCAAAAAAGATAAAATCTAAAAATAACAAGTAATAATAATAATAATAACTAAACAAAAACAAAAACAAAATGGCACAATTTATTTCTATTGCAACTACGATCGCAGGAACACCTACACTACAATTAAACACAAACATGATTACTCATGTTGCTTATGGCTCAGCCACGTCTGTTGTGATTTATATGGGAACAAAAATTTTAACGCTTACTGTTGCTGGAGCAACAACTACTAACTTTTACAACGCTGTATTAGCCGCAATTGTATCGCAAGTTCCGTCCCCATTAGTTGAGGTAGTATTGCCAACGGGGGTAACAGTAACAACAGCGGTAGTATCCTAGTAGTTAGAACAATATATTATGGGACAATATGGTAATCAGCCGGATTTCGGCACGAAAGCTTTATCAATAACACCAACAGGCGACGCTAGTTCCCTGGATACAGGAGTGTATCTAGGGAATGCAGCCCTGTATGTTGGAACAGGCGGCGATTTACTAGTTACTTTAGCTTATGGCGAGGACGGTGGTAGTTTTGCAGGTGGGGCAACCTTATTTAAAAACGTACCGTCTGGTTCATTTTTGCCAATAATAGTAGATTATGTATGGGACAATGATGGAGGTTCTTACGGCACCACCGCTGCTGATATAATTGCTCTGTATTAATGGCGATGGGAATAGGAATAGGTATGGGTATTAGCGGCGCTTCTCAAAATGCTGGGTTAGTAACTGGTTGGTTTGAGGTAGTGTCTACATGCGCATTTACCAAGCCAGCAATCAAAGTTGCTACTTCACAATTAATCAATGTATCCTATCAACCTGGCGACTATATACAGACAAAAGTATCTGGCCCTTATGCCGGAAAAAGAATTTTACTAGGCGAGTTTACATCAACCGCTCCAGATGGTTCGTGGATTCTTATTGACACAGAGCCAGGGTCTTTAGTTTACAACGCATGCCAAGTATAAATAAATAAATAAATAAATTATGAAAAAAGTAGTAGAAAAAAAGACTGGTGAAAAATATGCTTCAAAAGCCGCAATGATGAAACACGAAAAAGGTGAATCAAAAGCAATGAAGATGAAGGAGGGAGAAATGAAAGCCCCTATGAAGAAAAAAGTAAAAAAGAAATAAGATGGCATATACTCAAAAATACGGTAGAGGCAATGGTCTTAAAACTGGCGACGACTTGCCTGTTGAATTTAAACAAAATAATGAACCCCCCGCTAACAAAGCAACTAGAGAAAGAGAAATACAAAACTCTGCTTTTAGATTAGTACAGCAACAAATGGGTTTTAATGCTAAGGCGAAAGCGGGATATTCTGGCGCAGACGTTACGCAAGCTAAGAGTATTATATCTAAGTCCGGAGGAGCGCTTTCGAGTGGAGGAAGTTCGTACAATTTTAATACAGGTGAAGAAAAAATTGAACCTTACGGGTATAATTATGTAAAACCTAAAGACGGCAAAAAAGGAAGAGTTTTTAATAGTAAAACAAAAGAACTTGTAAAAGAAGCTAGTTATGCAGATAATGCGTCTAATAAAAATACTTATTCTGGTTCTTTTAAAAACCCTAAAGAGCTTTTAAGCGAGCAGCAATTATATCAAGGATTTGTTAAAGACAGTGTTGATGACCAAACAAGAAAACGTTTAAATCTAGCAAATTTAAAAAACACAAAAAGAGTAGCGGGATATTAAACCAATTAATAACAAATTAAATTAAATAAAATGGAAATAGTAAACGAAAACAATGAGAACAAGATTACAGCGGAACAATTAGAAACTGTGCAAAGACAACAAAAGGATTTGCAGAATTTATTGGTAAACATTGGAGTTTTGGAATCTCAAAAGCATAGCGCATTGCGCGCGCTAGAAGTATTAAACAAAGAGGTTGACGAATTCAAAATGCAACTTGAAGCACAATACGGAGCGATTAATATAAATGTTGCGGATGGGACATACTCTGCAATTGCAGTACCTGAAGCACAATGGGAAGAATTATAAGAAAAATAAGTATTGGTGCAGATTATAAAAATGATGCCATGCACTATTCTATCGCGCAAACGGTATATGGTGGACATGAAATCTCTCATATAATGTTTGACGAAGAGGACAGATCATATAATATTTATATTAAGAAAAACGAAGAGGTAATGCCTTGGAAGAAATTTAACTCTAACATGGCAATATCTGTTGAATATGACCTTGAGTATTGATGAGAAGTATTTTTGATTTTTTAATTAGACCAGTCGGCGAAAGATACAACAACAAAGTAGACGTTGACGGTAAAGAACTTATAATAAACACAAAAATAGAAAGCTTTAGATCGGTTAACAAATTAGCCGAAGTGGTAGCAACTCCTTTGGCATTTAAAACAGATATAAAACCTGGTGATATAATTATTGTACACCATAATGTGTTTAGAAGATTTTATGATATAAAAGGAAAGCAAAAAAATAGTAGATCTTATTTTGAAGAGGATTTATATTTTTGTAGTTTAGACCAAATATATTTATATAAAAGAGAAGGTAACTGGAATTCAGTGAATGACCGTTGCTTTGTTAAACCTATTAAAAATACAGACTATTTAAAGCTAGATAAAGAACGAAAGCATATTGGTATATTAAAATATGGTAATAGTTCCTTAGATGAGCTTAAAATAAACCGTGGAGACCTTGTTGGGTATACTCCGTTTGGTGAATTTGAGTTTTTAATAGATGGGGAGCGATTATATTGTATGAAATCAAATGATATTGTAATTAAATATGAATACAAAGGAGACGAAGCTGAGTATAATCCAAGCTGGGCGAAGAGCGGTTGAGGAACTTGTAAAGGTTGCTCAAGAAGCAATTATAGACAGCGGGGATGATATATCTGCGGACAGATTAAAAAATGCTGCGGCAACTAAGAAGTTGGCTATATTTGATGCTTTTGAAATTCTTTCTAGGATTGAAATGGAAGAGAAGATGATAATGGATGAAGAATCAGCAAAGAATGATACGCAAAAAGTATTTAAAGGATTTGCAGAAGGGAGGTCTAAATAATGTACGAGCAATCATTAGTTAAGGTTATTGAGAATTATATAACCCCCGGCACATTAAAAAAGAATAACAGGTTACAGAAATGGGAATACGGTTATAACAAAGACCATGATATGGTTGTTATAAGCAAAACCGGAAAGATTGGTGAAGTATATGAAATACAAAATTTAAAGATAGCTTTGCCATTAATAGAAGACGTATACTCAAGATCTGATAAAAAGGAAGAGCAGCATTGGCAACAATTTGTTTGCCCTAAAGAAATAGATAAAATAAAAAGTGTATTTGATTGGACTAAACAACCAGAGCATTTCAAAGAGCGATGGTATGATTATATAGATAACGAGTTTAAATACAGAGATGAAGGATTTGCTTTTTACAATAACGGCAAACCAACCTACATAACCGGGACTCACTACATGTACTTACAATGGAGCAAAATCGACGTAGGTGCACCTGACTTCAGGGAATCAAATAGATTATTTTTTATATTTTGGGAAGCTTGCAAGGCTGATCCAAGATGTTATGGAATGTGCTATTTAAAAAATAGACGTTCTGGATTTTCTTTTATGTCATCAGCAGAGCTTGTAAACCAAGCAACTATATCTAGCGATTCGCGTTTTGGTATATTATCAAAATCCGGAGCTGATGCTAAAAAAATGTTTACAGACAAAGTCGTACCAATCTCTGTTAATTACCCATTTTTCTTTAAACCAATACAAGACGGTATGGATAGGCCAAAAACAGAATTGGCTTATCGTATACCTGCATCAAAACTAACAAGAAGAAAACTAGATTCAAACGAACAGTTAGCAGAGCTCGAAGGGCTTGACACGACTATTGACTGGAAAAATACCGGAGACAATAGTTATGATGGTGAAAAGTTAAAGCTGTTAGTTCATGATGAAAGTGGTAAATGGGAACGTCCTGATAATATTCTAAATAACTGGCGTGTAACAAAAACAACATTAAGGTTAGGTAGTAGAATTATTGGTAAATGTATGATGGGATCAACATCTAATGCATTAGATAAAGGAGGAGAGAATTTTAAAAAACTCTATTATGGTTCAGACGTTACAAAAAGAAACCGCAATGGACAGACTAGTTCAGGATTATATAGTTTGTTTATACCTATGGAGTGGTCCTACGAGGGATTCATTGATACTTATGGGGTACCTGTATTCGATACTCCAGAAAAACCGGTAAAAGGTGTTGATGGTAATTGGATTGAGTATGGCGTTATTGAGCATTGGCAAAATGAGGTTGATGGATTAAAGCAAGACTCAGACGGATTAAATGAATATTACCGTCAGTTTCCAAGAACAGAGCAACACGCATTTAGGGATGAAACAAAGCAATCTTTGTTTAACCTTACAAAAATATACGAGCAAATAGATTATAATGAGGATCTGCGCAATACTAGCATGGTTACGCGTGGAAATTTCCAATGGGAAAATGGCATACAAGATACAAGAGTACAATTTTATCCTAATAAAGATGGGCGATTCTTAATTTCTTGGGTACCGCCTATACATTTGCAAAACCGTATGATTATAAGAGATGGATATAAATATCCAGGTAATGAGCACTGTGGCGCATTTGGTTGTGATAGTTATGATATATCTGGAACAGTTAACGCGAGAGGTTCAAATGGATCGCTGCATGGATTGACTAAGTTTTCAATGGAAGACATACCGCCAAATCATTTTTTCTTAGAATATATAGCTAGACCGCAAACATCGGAGATATTTTTTGAAGAGGTGTTAATGGCACTAGTGTTTTACGGCATGCCAATGCTTGCAGAAAATAATAAGCCAAGGCTATTATATTATTTAAAAAGAAGAGGGTACCGTGGTTACTCCATGAATAGACCTGACAAAATATTAAATAAACTTTCGCCATTCGAAAAAGAAGTTGGCGGAATTCCTAACTCTTCAACAGATGTAATGCAAGCGCATGCATCAGCTATTGAGACGCATATAGAGCAGCACATTGGATTAAAACAAGAAGGCGAATACGGAACAATGTATTTCCAAAGAACTCTGGAGGATTGGGCTAAATTTAATATAAATAATAGAACAAATCATGATGCCTCTATTAGTTCAGGATTAGCAATAATGGCTTGCAATAGACACATGTATACACCAATAGCAAAAGTAGAAAGGCCATCAATTTCTCTTGGATTTAAAAAATACGACAATAAAGGATATAATTCACAAATAATACAATAAATGATTTATACTAATACTAATAGTTCTTTCCCAAATCAGGTAGTACCTGACGAGGTTAAACAAAGTTACGAGTATGGCACCGCGGTTGGTAGAGCTATTGAGAATGAATGGTTTAGAGGAGGAGCTGCTGCAGTTGGCGGTAGTGATA